TTCAACTACTTCATCTTCACGTTCAGTTACGTGAATGATCTCGAGTCTTCGTTCGAGTGCTGCATAGGTGACTGGATCGAGTTCGGGGTACCAGGCGGAGGGATGCAAGTTTGACGTGAAGACCAACTTCTTTGCGGAGAGGGGGACCGAACCTCCTTTGACTTCCACTCGGACCGGATACTTGTCACACCATCGGAGTAAGTGTGCGATATCGATAGCTCCACGAAATTCATCGAATATAACAGATTCTTGACCGCTGTATCCACACCAGAACTTTGTACGCGGATCTTTACTATATGCTTCAATACCGCAGGATTGCCAGGCACGATGCGACTTGCCAGTGCCAGTGTCGCCCCAAAGTACTGTACAGGTTCTGTCCATAAAAGTCGGCTGTAAAGAATCTCCCCGGATGCGACAGAGGGAACTGTAATAACGAACGTAGATATCGGAGGGGATCTCGTCCAACCGACCTGATTGAGCATTCCGCTTGACGACATCCCAGTCAACATCGCTGTTTCGACGAAACGGTCTTTCTCCAAACTCGAAAGGTTCACCGATTCTTGTCTCTTCCTTCCAAACATAGTCTTCGGCTGCCTTGGATCTGGAGAGTTCCCAATGACCGACATACGGCTGCCACATGCGAATAACGGCGGTGAGAGAGGCCTTCCTTGGTAGAACGAAGAAGAGTTGGAAGTGGACGAGTCCTCCTTCCCCCTCTTCCAACTGGCCACGGATGAAGGCGATTCCTTCTGGTAGACAGGGGGCCCATTCAAGCTCGGGCTGGACCGGTAGAGTTCCGAACCAATAGGTTCCTTGGCGGCGGTTGGTAGCTTCTCGGACCATTGCATAAATTTTGAGTGAAATTCCGGTGGGAATTGCTCTCTTTATATACTTAATGTGGCGTTGTCACGTGCTTTTCACGGGGTTACACAGCACAGCCATTTAGCCGCCAGAGCCGAAGCCACCCTTAACTCGGATAATTAACTTGCGGATAATAAGTGAGAATTATGTGAGATGAGAATTCGCCATAGTAAGTAATACTAGGTGCACGGACATTCTCATGTCCTTTTGCACCCGGTGCTTACTATGGCTCAACTATCACTGCTATCACAAAATTTTGCCAGCCTACGGCTGGCGAGTGCTTCGCACTAAGAGGGTCGGCCCAGCCGACCCTTGGAATGATAAAGGGAAATATAATTTATTAACCAATAGGATTAGCTGAGATCTCTTCATCATCAGCATCAACGATAGCTGTAGCATTATTTTGATTACCATCAACATATCCAATCTCTTTACGAGTAATTTGATAACGATTAACAGGTAAAGCTGCAAAGTTCATTTTGCAACTATGAATAAACCCAACTTTACTTCGTCCATAAGTAACTCGATCAATATCAGTTGGAGGAAATGCTTGTCCATCACTTCCAATACCAACAACCGCTGAATTAACAACAACTAATGGATATAAAGTAACACCTTTCAAGAACTGAGTATTATTGTCACCAATTTGATTTCTTTGAACCATCAAATTGTATTCAAATATTCTAGTCATAGACAGATTATCACCAGGTTGTAACATAAACACATCATAATGTAACTTCTTCCAAAAATGATAGAATCCTCTAGGAGGGACAGTTCTAGGATTCGAAACTGAACCTGCTCCAATAGCGGTAGGTGTAGTACCGGCAGTAGTATGCGCACCTTCTGCCAAAGCAGGTTGAGCATACCTCTGTGAATTGACTTCATCAATCCAAGCAGTTTGAGGAGGGTGATCTGAATTGGCATTACACAATAACCAATACACTTCAACACGACATGCTGTAGGTTGTAGAGACACAAATTGTAGAGTTTGAACAGTATCTTTGATAAAATACTTATCGCCTTCTGCAGTAGCACCCAAACTCTGAGTATATATAGAATTGTACACTGGAGCTGAGTAAGGATTCAAATCAAACGGACTTGTAGCCCAATATTCCTTATAATTCGAAATAGAAGTATTAGTATTGCCATACAACTGAGGAACAGTAAAAGTGGCCACAGCATTTGCAGTAACTTGATAACCAGTTGAACCCTGATCCAACAACACATCCGTAGTATGTTCCAAATGAAAATTACCCAAGGTTTTCCATTGTTTCCTTCTACTCACATAGAACTTTTTGGTGGGCAACGAGGCCCAATCGTTGTGTCCTGCATTGTTGCCTGTATAATGAGAACCGCGGTTTGTACGAGTAAGTTTGCGATAAGTACGACGAGCCCGTAATGCAACTTTCGTTCCTGCCTTGTACTTGTTGTAGACAGCTCTTCCAAGCTTTGCTGCAGCCTTGGCCTTTCCATAAAAATTTGCTGCTGATACTCCATAACTTTTAACTTTCTTTCTGCTAAACTTCATCTTTAAAAAGAAAAGATTTATTCTTCAACTTCAACTACTTCATCTTCACGTTCAGTTACGTGAATGATCTCGAGTCTTCGTTCG